GGCTCCGTCACCGCCCGCAGCGCCTCGCGCTCCACCGCCGGCCGCGCCTTCAGCGCCTCCGCAAACGCCCGGTGCAGGTCCGCTGCGTCCCCGCGGTCATAGCGATGGATGCCCAACGTCTCCGGAAGCTCATCCAGCAACCCCACGCCCCGCGGCACCACCACCGAGACCCCGCACGCGAGCGCCTCCAACGGCGGCATCGGAACCCCCTCCACCAGCGCCGTGCACACCAGCACGTCCAGCGCCTGGTAGAACCCGGGCATGGCTTTCCACGTGTACTTCTTCGTCGGCACCGGCCACCCGCGCCCCGACGCCATCCAGCTCACCTTCTGCCCCAGCGCCGAGGCCACCAGCCCCTGGGCCAGGTCCTCGCCCTTGCGGCCGTTCTGGTACGTGTACCCCGAGAACCCCGCTCTGATCTCCCTCCCTCGCAGGGTTTCCGCACCCTGCGAGGGGTTCGGGATCACAAACCGTTCCCGCTCCACCGGCGGATGGATCTGCGCCGTCAGCCCATAGGGCTCCAGTACACGCGCATACATCCCCGCCGTCGCCACGCGCAGATCCACCCGCCGTGCCACGCTGTCAAAGAGCTTCGCCTTCTGGTTCCCCGGCGGCTCCTCCTCGCGGTGCGTGAAGTACGCCCCCACCGGCACATCGGGCCAGTCCTTGATCAACTGCGCCTCGAAGTACCCCGAGAGGTAATAGGCATCGAACCCGGGCTCTGGCACTGCGCTCACCGTCCAGCCCAGGCCCTCCGCCAGATAGCGGCTGAACCGCGGCAATACCCGATCCTCCTTCAGATTCCGGCAGACGACGTTGACCCGCATCCGCTCTCCTCTGCCTCCTCCCCTACGGTCCGCCGTGGGGGAGGGCTGGGGAGGGGGGTCCGCTCCCCCCTCTTCACCTCAGAGCCTCCACGAATGAGCTACTCAGCCTCCGCTTTTCGCTCATTCGCTCATTCGCTCACTCGCCCAGCCGTTCTGACGGCCTAGCTCCCGCTCTCCAGATCCACGATCACGAACCCCGTGGGCCGGATCACTCCGAAGGCCGCGCGCATCTCCGCGAGGATCGCCACCATGTTCCTGATGAAGAAATCCTCGTGGGAGTTGCTCACCTGGATGTTGGCCTGCTCGCGGTCCCAGACGACCGCCTTGCGGAAATCGCCCATCAGCGCCGTGCCCTCGTCGATCGCCTCGCTCTCGACGGCCGGAACGCGCCAGATCCGCGGCACCCCACCGTCCACCGGCCCGCCGAAATAGAAGCGTCCGCTGTCGTCCTTGATCAGGTCGACCGCCTCCATGTCGTTCGGGTGCAGTACGATCGCTGTCGGACGCGACCGCCCGCTCACCGCAAGCGTAGTGCGTGCCTTGCGGATCGTGGTGAGGATGTCGGTGTCCCACGCCTGGGTCAGTACCCCGGCCGTGTTCATGATCCCGGTGAAGTTCTCGCCGGTCCCGTTGCCGTTGAGGATCTGGTCCTCGAACTCCTCGTTCAGATCGTCGCGCAGCTCCTGGTCGATCAGGCCCCGAATCTGGCTGGCGTCCGAGAGCGCGCGCCGCGTCGCCGGGATCCAGACCGCGATCGTCTTCACCGCTTCCTGGACCTTCTCATATGCGACCGAGCCCTCGGGCTTCTCGCCGCTCACCTCGCCGGTCGAGCCGGCATAGGTGGTGACATTCGCCTCAGCCACGGGCGCAGCCTGCTGCACCTTCGTGGTCTGCCGGACGAACTCCACCAGGTCGCTGGTCGTGCTGCGCCGTGCCACCAGGTCGAGCACCGTGGTCGGATAGCGCCCCAGGGGCTCGTAGATCCCGGTATAGTCGGTCTGCACGAACGCGCCGGCGCTGGTGTCCGAGCTCCCGGTCACCAGGTCCTTGCGCCCGAACAGGTTCTTGAACCGGATCGCCGGGCTCAGGAGTGCCGCCTTGTCCGGAATGCGCCCGTCAGGCGCCATCGTCGCCAGCCACGCCTTGAACTCCGGAGAGTTCACGAAGCGCTCGCCGACCGTGCCGTCGAGTCCAGCCTTCCCCGGATCGGCCTTCACGGCCTTGTCCTCGCCGGCGAACTCCGCCAGCGCTGCCCGCAGCGCCACATCCCCCTCAGCCGCCTGCAGCTCGCCCTTGAGCCGCTTGGCCTCCTCGAGGAACCCCGCGACCTTCCCGCGTTCCTCTGCGGTGAAATCGCGCTTCTCCGCCTCTGCCGTCTCGCAGATCGCGCGTGCATCGAGCAGCGCCTTCTGCATAGCATCTTTCTTATTCATCTCACCCCTCCTCAACCAATTCGATGTCGATCTCTGCTATCACCACCTGCGGCGTCGGTCCGCTAGGAGCACCGGTGTCCGTGCCGGTCTGTCCATCGCCCTCTCCCGCATCACCCTGAGCATCGTCCCCGATGCCCTTGATGGCCGTCGTGTGGGTCCCAATGCCCGCGCCCAACATCACCGGGCTCACCTCGTGCACCGTCAACCCCTCTAAAAATCGCACCTCGCGGTCCCCGAACTTCCCCACGCTCCACTTATCGATGTCGAAGCCATAGGACCACTCCTGCAGCTCTTCGAGCGCCTTGACCGTGCGGTATGTTTCGAGCCCTGCGTTCGTGTCCAGGAAGAACCGCCCCTCCACCCAGGCTTTCTCCTCGTCCGCGTGGATCACGCCCTTGCCCACCGGCAGATCCTGCCATCGGTGGCCCCAGTACGCGATGCGCACCTTCTGCCCATCGCGGAACGCTCCTGGCATGGTCACATCCCCATCGTGATCCACCACCCCCAGCGTCGCGAACACCGCGCTGAACTCCCCCGTCTCCTCTGGCCCTTCTTTGAGCACCACCGGCGCCCTAAATACCTTCGTCTTCATCGCCCGCTCCCCTTCTGCTCGCCTTCTCGCTACTTCCCATACACAAGGTCGCAGTTACACCCGGCCGTCTCATCCGCGCTTCCCCGGCTGTCCCCGGGCCACCGCAGTCCATTCGGGAACGTCTCGCGGATCCCCACCGTCACCCCATTCAGGGCCGCGTGCGTGTCCCGCGGATTCTTGCCCGTGCGCCACGTCTTCGTCCGCAGTCCCCCCTGCCGGGCCGCGTCCTGCGTCCCGAAGTTCACCAATCCCGTCACCCGCGTGATCGCGAACTGCCCCGCGCGCACGCCAACGGCCAGCTCGAACACCCGCCGCACCGCCGTCACCGGTTCATCCTCCAGCAGCGCCCCCTCGAGCTGTTCCCGGGTCGTGGCATTCGCATACTCCGCCGCGATCCGGGCATTCTCGCGGATCCACGGCAGCAACTCCTCTTCCGAGAGCGTGAACTTTAGCGCCTCCGCCACATAGCGTGCCCACGCCATCACCGTCTCCACCGACAATCCCAAGAAGTCCTCACTCAGCTCGCGGTCCCAGCGCTCCGCATCCCACAGCACCGCCATCTCCGGCATCTCCGCCTTCGTCTCCGCTCCCTCCCCGCCATTCTGATGGGGGGGAGGGCTGGGGTGGGGTGGTCTGCTCTTCGGCAGCTTCGCCTCCACCGCCGCCCGCTGCCGCTCGAACGTCCGGACCAGCAGGCGCGTCCACGCCTCCTCATAGCGCTTCCGCAGCCGCGGCTGCCGCGGATCCAACTCTCCCTCCCCTCGCAGGGTTTCTGCACCCTGCGAGGGTTTCTGCGCAGCCAACGCGCGCCCCTTCTCTCCGCTCTCCTCTGTCTCCGGAGTCTCCGATCCCCCGCTTCCCCGTCCCACCAGCACATTCAGCGGCGTCGCCAGCTCATCCGCGTCCCCGCCGAGGCTGGGCATGTTCAGCCGTGCCCGCGCCTCATTCGGCGTCATCCATGGTCGGCCCACCGCCGTCTGCATCGCTGCCGTCTGCTCCTCGAAGCTCCCTTGCAGCTTCTCGGCGATGTTGAACTCGGTGTACACCCCGTCCGCGTCCGCGAAATCCGGCACCAGCTGCAGGTCGAGGTCGTCCTCGATCATCGCCAGCCACGGCCCCAGACTGTCCTGATAGAGCTGCTTGTGCTGCTCCTTGATGTTGCTGAACGTCGCGTGATCCAGGATCCCCACCATCGGCAAGGGAATGTGATACGCCCGCGCGCATTCCTCGCGCGTGAGCTTGCGCCCGCCCAGATACTCGCTCTCCTGCGCGTTAAACTGGCCGGCCTTCCACTCCATTCCCTCTTCGAGGATCGCCGTCTTGCCGCTGTTCTCCTTGCCCGAGTAGAGCTCCTCGAACTCCGCCTTGAAGCGCTCGCGGGCCGTGGCGCTCCACCGCGGCGCGTCCGCAGGCCGCGTGATGATCCCGTGCATGCGTGCCGCGTTGCGCCAGAAATGCTCCCGATAATCCCCCGCCGCGTGCTCCTCTGCCAACACCCGCCGCAGCGTCTCCAGCGGGCTCAAGCCCACCAGCGGATTCTCCGCGTTGTACCCGCGGAAGTGCACGATTCCCGCCGGCGCGATCGCCTGCATGCGTCCGCCCACCGTCACCTCGTACGCCGTCGGCACCAGCCCGCCCTTCACCGCTACATAGGGTGGGGGGATCCGCAGCAGCCCGCCCACGCCGCCCTGATCCGAGGGCAGCTTCAGCCAGAACGCGTTGAAATAGACTCCCAGATCCGCCACAAGGCTCTCGATCAGCCGGTAGCGCGTCACCTTGTATTGGCTCGGCAAGGGCCGCGCGATCAGCCGCGCCAGCCCGTGGTCCCGCAACCGCTCGCGGTCTGTCTCGCTCACGCGCCGGAACACGTGCAGTCCGAGCTGCGCGATGTTCCGGGCCAGAAAATCCACACACACGCGGACATTCGGCTGCGTTTTCCATAGCGTGGCATAGTCATACGTGAACTGGTCATACAGCGTCATCGATCCATATGCCGGTGCGGGCCACCAGCCCGCCGGCATGTCCACCAGTGTCACGTTACTCTGTACCACCACCATAGCTATCTCCCCCGGACCGTACCGCTCCGGATTCTCTCTTCTCTCTTCTGGATTCTCGCTTTTTCGCTCATTCGCTCATTCTCAGACCACCTGGATGAAATCCACGTTATCCCGGGCGATCACCACCTCGCCGTCCACCGGCACCGTCTCGCCACGGCCCTTCAGCAGCTCCGCATTGCGCAGCACCACATACCCCCAGCGCCGCCGCCACAACACCCCGCGGAACGCTAGGGCCGTGCGCGTGTTCACGATCACCACCCGCTTCTCCGGATACGGCATCAGCCCCCCAACCACCGGCACAGCAGCCCGATTACCAGGATGCCCGCCACATACACCGCCATCACCGCCGCCACGATCCCGTCCCGCCGATCTGTGTCAGTCATTTTGCCTCCGGTGGATGATCCGTTGCTCTATCCCAACGCCATGCCACCGTCTTTTCCGTGTCAGCGTCAAAGATTCTGACGAGCACACGATTCGCGATGCACCCCATCACCATGTTGAGCAGCCCCAAAGCCGACGTCCCTCGCAGATAGCACCTCGGATTCGCCTTTTCGCCTGCTCGCTTTTTCGCCTTCTCGCTCATCCCCTACACCGCCTCCAGCCCGCGGTCCTCGTATACACTCCGCCGGGGCCCCTCATGCCGCGTCGCCCGGTCCAACGCCATGATCAACGCCACCATCCCGTCGATCTTCTCCGTGCTCTTTTCCTTGTCCGGCTTGATGTTGCCCGCCGGATCCTCGCGCGCCACCAGGTTGTCCGCCATCCACGTCAGCACCGGATTGTTCCCGTGCGCCAGCTGGTGCCCCAGGATCAGCTTCTCCAATTCCTTCATCGGCGCGCTCATCGAGGCGAACCCCTGCCCGAACTGCACCAGGAACTCTTCCCCGTGCTTGTCGATCAGCTGGCTCTGGATCTGCGCCGCGCCCCACCGGTCGAATGCCACCTGCTGCAGGTCGAACGCCTCGCGGTCCTCCCCGATCTGCGCCAGCACGTAGTCATAATCCACCACATTCCCGGGCGTCGCCGTCATAAACCCCTGGCGCACCCATGCGTCATAGGGCACCCGATCACGCCGCACCCGGTCGTGCATCGAGTCCTCCGGGATCCAGAAGCGGCACAGCACCTGGTAGGTATCCCCCTCCGCCTGCGGAGGGAATACCAGCACGAACGCCGTTACATCCGTCGTGCTCGAAAGATCCAGGCCCCCATAGCACGTGCGCCCGCGCAACCCTAGCTCATCCACAGCGAGCCCACACGCCCGCCAGTGCTCCAGGTTTACCCACTTCGTCTCGGCCTGTGTCCAGATGTCCAGCTCCAATCGCAAAAACGCATTCAGCGCTGCCGGCATCTCCGCCGCGCGCGCTGCCTTACGCCGCATATCGTCCCACTTCTTGCTCACGCCCAGGTTCGGGTTCGCCTTCACCCAGGTGCCCTCGTCCTGCCAGTCGTCTCCCTCGTCGACCGTGTAGATGATCCCGAACCACGAATCATCCAGCACCACCCCGTCGAGCACCTTCTGGGTGTACTCGTGCTGGGTCCAGAACAGGCTCTGCCGGTCGAATCCGCTCGTCGAGATCCCGAACATCAGCGGCTGCCGCCGTGCGCCCGTCGCCGTCTCCAGGAGGTCCCAGGTATCCCGCGACTTGTGCGCGTGGATCTCGTCGATGATCGCCCCGTGCACGTTCAGCCCGTCCAGCGTGTCCGAGTCCGCCCCCAGGGGCTCAAACTTGCTCGCCGTGTCGGGGATGTGGATGTTGTCCTTGAAGATCCGCACCTCCCGGCGCAGCTGCGGGCTCGCCTTCGCCATTCGCGTCGCCTCTGCGTGGGAGAGCCGTGCCTGGTCGCGCTTTGTCGCCGCGGAGTACACCTCCGCCCCCGGCTCGCCGTCCGCCACCAGCAGATACAGCCCCACGCCGGCCGCCAGGGTGGTTTTCCCGTTTTTGCGCGCCACCTCCAGGATCGCCGTCCGGAACCGGCGCGTCCCGTCCTCGCGGCGCCACCCGAACACGTTCCAGAGCACGAACTGCTCCCAGGGCTCCAATACAATCGGCCTGCCCGCCCACTCGCCCTTCGAGTGCTTCAGTAGGCTGAAGAACGCGATCACCACGTGCGCCGCGCGCGCGTCGAACCACAGCCCGCGCTCACTCCCCATGTCAAGGTCCCGCCGGTGGCGCTCGCACGCCAACCGCACCCACTTGCACGCCACCTGCCGCCCGGCGAGCACATCGTCCACATAGCGCTCCGCCGTCACCTCAATGCCCATCGCCCTCGACCCCCAGGGCGGCCGCCCGGCTGAACTGCCCGGCCAGCCACCACGCATCCCGCCGGCCGCATCCGCCTCCCCGCAGGAAGCGGTAGTGCCATATCAGCGCCCGCAGCGTGTGCCACCACAAATCCAGTCCCCGCCGCCGCCGCAACCGGAACTCACTCACCGTCAGCCTCGCTGCCCTCGTTCACCATCGCGAACAGCTGCTCCGCGAGCGAGGGCTCCTCGGGCGTCTGCGGCACGCTCAGCCGTGCCCGCGCCGAAGGCGTCAGCCCGAACTCAGCGAACATCCGCCGCATGGTGTCCTGTGCCCGGTTCGCCACGCCGCGCCACGGGTTGGCATAGTGGTAGCCGGACTCCGTGACTAGCACCTCGCCTTCCTCGCGCAGATGCCCGACCGCCTCGACCCACAGCCCCCAACCGTCGGCATACAATGCCAGCGCCGCACGGTCGACGTCCGTGTACAGACCCATCCGCAGGAGCACGCGCGCCATCCGCCGCCACTCCCGCTTGCCCTCGTCATTGAGATGCGTCGGCGCGTGCGGCGTTCCGGTCGGCACCGGCGGCCGCGGCTCGTTCGAGTTGAGTGCCCGCTTCCCCGGATTCCCGGCCAACACCTTCATCGCCGTCGGCTTCGGCTTCCTACCCCTCACCGCCACCCCCCACCCGCCAATTTCGCGGTCGCATGCGCTGGACTACCCGCGCGCCACCGCGGACAATTCCCCGCAGCGATTTTGACCCCCCTACCGCCCCACGGGAGGCTCGCCATGACGTCATCA